AAGAAGCCAATACAGGTTTACCTGGAAGAAGAACAAATACAATGGCTTGATGATAATAAAGGTCCAGAATTAAAACGTGGTGGGGTCATAAGAAACCTCATTCGAGAAAAAATGGAGCAGGCTGCATAGCGATGGATATAAAAGAAGAATTGCTTGGCTTACCAAAGCACTGGGGTTTTGTTGCCGTTAAAAATAAAAGACCATATCAGAACGATTGGCAAAATAATCCACTTACACGCTCTCAGCTATTTAAAGAAATATCAACCAAAAGATCTACAGGTATCGGTGTCTGCTGCGGCACTCCCTCTGGTGGCCTTCTCTTCTTGGACCATGATGGCCCTTCAGCAGCAAAGATATTAGGTGAATGGGGTTTTTCATTATCATCACTTCCGCCATCATGGATGGTCACATCAGGTCGGGTCGGTAGATTTCAAATTATTTACCAAGTGCCAGAAAAATATTGGTCAAAAATTAAAACTCGTAAATTCCAAACAGGAGTAAAAGATGAAGATGGGGCTGTAGAACAGATAGAACTCAGATGGGATGGGACACAATCAATAGTTTCTGGAAAACATCCAATAACAGACGGCTATAGGTGGATGGATGGAAGATCACCAAGAGATCTCTCAATAGCACAGGCTCCTCTTGCCATAATAAAAAAAATGATGGAACAGAAAAAAAAGAAAATTACTCAAATAAAAGCTTACGATTCTGATTCCGACAAAGCAAGATCACTTCTTCAATCAATCAATCCAAACCGCCTTGATGATTATGATTCATGGTTAAAAATAGGTATGGCCGCACATTCTGTCGGGGATGATTCACTCTTACAGGAATGGGAAGCCTTATCACAAAAAAACGGAAAACATAAATTTGGTGATTGTCTAAAAAAATGGAACTCCTTTAAATCAGCAGGGGTCTCACTTGGTACTCTGCAGAAATTTGCAACCGAAGATGGTTGGACTCCACCACCACGCAATTTCCCGACTTCTATTGAGACTGAAAATGAGGCAACTCCAGTTCCAAGAAAACTAGAACAGCTTACTTCACAGGAATTGATAAATTTTTTACGCAATCTTAAACAGGAAATAAGATTTAACACCTTCTCTCATTCCATAGAAATGGACAACAAAGTTATAAAAAATATTGAGCTTTTTTATCTCACACTCGCAGAACTTGGTTACAAAGTTTCAAAAGAAATGGCTGTTGACTGCCTTCTTAAAGTTGCACATGAGAATGAATATGATCCAGTAAAACTTTATCTTGATCATTGCTATAACGAAATCGAGCCAGCTTATATTGAATCCCTTGCATCAACATATTTAAGACCAGAGGATAAAAATCTATCAGATTCAACTATTTATGACACCATGCTTAAACTTACTCTTATCAACGCAGTGAGAAGAGTTTTTAATCCAGGCTGTAAACATGACACAGCAACAGTGTTGCAGGGATCACAGGGAATAAAAAAATCCTCCTTTTGGCAGACTTTATTCGGCCCTTTCTTTTCAGATGCCCTCGGTGATATTTCCTCCAAAGATGATCTTTTAGTCTTACACCGCTCATGGGGCATGGAATGGTCAGAAATTGACGGAATTACAAGTCGTAAACATGCAGGGGTTGTAAAGGCTTTTTTATCTCGCTCCACAGATCTGTTGCGTGTTCCCTACGGTAAATGTGTGGAGGAATGGCCAAGAAGAGGCATCATAGTCGGAAGCAGTAACAAGGAGTCAGGGCTATTAATAGATGATACAGGCAATAGGCGATTTCATGTCATACCATGCACTGCCAAATCAATAGACCTTGATTCCCTTCAACTGGAGCGAGATTCTTTATGGTCAGCAGCAGTTCATGCCTTTAAAAACAATGAACCTCATTTTCTTTCATACGAACAGGAACATCAAATTGAAAATGAAAATTTAGGTTATATGGTGGATTCTCCCTGGTCCACTGTCATCAGCCAATGGCTTAATGATCCATCTAATTCTGTTAAAGATATAACCATAGAACTTTTATTAACAGATGCCGTTGAAAAACCTGTCGAACGACAAACTAAAAGTGACATGATGACTGTAAGTCAAATCTTAAGGAGTCTCAAATATGACCGAAAGAAGAAAAGAGTGATGGGAACACCCAAGTGGGTGTGGTTTCTGAAATCTAACTGATGTTCTCTCCTGTTCCCTTGGTGTTCCTACCTTCGGGAACGCTCGAAACCTGCTCTATGACTACTATATATATATATGTTCCTTATGTTCCTTATGTTATTTATATATATATAGTATTAGATATATATAGGATATATAGGGGGTAGTATATACGTTGGGTAAGTTTCATGCAGACGTGGGAACTTCGGGAACGTAGGAACACCTCCTTTCGTCTCAAATGAGTCTCATTTGTTATTTTTTATTACTCAACTAACATGGTCTTATGACTTCAATTAACGATTTACAAAACGATCCTAAAAATGCTCGCAAGAGAACTGATCGTTCCTCAAAACTTATAGCAGAATCTTTAGAAAAATTTGGTGCTGCAAGATCAATAGTAATTGACGAAAATAATCGCATCCTTGCAGGCAATGGAACAATCGCAGGAGCAAAAGCTGCTGGTATTAAAAATTTAAAAGTTATAGAAACAGATGGTAAAGAAATTATTGCTGTAAAAAGAACTGGGCTCTCAGAAGATGAAAAAATTGGTCTCGCTCTTGCAGATAACAGAACCTCCGATCTCTCTGAATGGGATACAGAAATGCTTCAACAACTTTCAGAAGATCATGATCTTGAACCTTGGTTTAATTCTGATGATTTATCAGAAATATTAGGAGAACCAGATTTAGTTGATGGTTTAACTGATCCTGATTCTGTTCCAGATGTTCCAGAAATTGCAGTCACAAAACCAGGCGATCTTTATCTTCTCGGTGATCATAAACTTGTATGTGGTGATTCAACAAATGTTCAGCATTTAGAAAAACTTATGGATAATCAGCTTGCTGATCTTTGGTTAACTGATCCTCCCTATAACGTAAATTATGAGGGTAAAACTCAAGATAAATTAAAAATTAACAATGATTCAATGTCTGATGATAGCTTTCGACAGTTTTTGGCAGAAGTTTATGCAACAGCAGATTCTTTCTTAAAACCTGGAGCAACTTTTTATATTTGGCACTCAGATTCAGAAGGATATAACTTTAGAGGGGCGGCAAAAGATACTGGCTGGAAAATTCGTCAATGTCTCATTTGGGTAAAATCATCAATGGTCATGGGCCGCCAAGATTATCATTGGCAACATGAACCTTGTCTATATGGATGGAAAGAAGGAGCTGCTCATACCTGGAATACTGATAGAAAACAAACGACAGTATTAGAATTTGACAGACCCACAAGGAGTAAAGAACATCCCACTATGAAACCAATAAAATTATTTCAATATCAAATGGCAAATTCAGTGAAACCAAATTCAATAGTTCTTGATTCTTTTGGTGGATCTGGAACAACTTTAATTGCGGCTGAACGCATCAAAAGAAAAGCAAGATTGATGGAATTAGATCCTAAATACTGTGATGTGATAGTAAAAAGATGGGAAGATTTTACAGGCAAGACTGCAGAACGTGTATCATCTAATTAATGGCAAAAAAAGGAACTAAAGCTGAAACTGTAATAAGATCACAAAAATTTGCACGTATTATTGCAAATGGTGGTCGTAGATCTGACTGTGTTCGCTATGCCTCAGAGAATTGGGGGGTTGGAGAAAGAACCGTAGATAAATATTTAAACATAGCCAGAGCAGAGTTAAAGAGAGATTGGGACATGGAACGACCTCAGATGGTGGCAGATCTTTTGGCTCAATGTAGCACCTTACAGATGGAAGCTAGAAGGGCTGGTCATTATCACATAGCTCTTGGTGCAATAAATACAGCCGCAAAACTTGCACAGATTGTGTCGTGAGTATTTTAGATACAGCTAAAGCTGGAAATGTTTTATATGAAGTCGGTGCATATAACCTTCCAACTACACAACAAACAGTAAATAGGATTTATAAAGATTTACTTCCTCATCAAGAAAAGTTTTGTAGAGATATTGACCATAGAAAACTTGCTTTAGTTTGTGGTTTTGGTGCTGGTAAAACTTACGCTCTATGTTCAAAAGCTATAATGCTTGCCTGTATGAATATTGGTCATGTATCGGCTGTTTTTCAGCCAACAGCACCTATGCTGAGAGACATTTTAATTCGCACATTTAACGAACTATTAGACCAGTGGCAAATACCTTATACATTTAGAGCATCACCACTTCCTGAGTATCAGCTTTCATGGGAAGAAGGAACTCATACGATCTTGTTAAGGACAATGCTTACATATCAACGTCTCCGAGGCCAAAACTTATGTGCAGTCGGATTTGATGAGGCAGA